ATCACCGGCACCCACGTACAGCGGCAGTTCGGATGAATCGGGAGCCCCGGTGCCTCGCTTATGTCAAACCGCTTCCCGTTGTTGTCGATGCAGGTAGGACAACACCGGTCGTCAGGCCCCGCGAGCCACTCCACTTTCTGAATGCCGTCACGGCCATACCGAGACAGAGCCCCACGGTTGAGAGCATACATGACCTCGGTCCGGGCTATTCGTTCTGCCCGAGACTGACCATTCCCCGGACTGGAGTCCACGTATTTTGAAATCCGGGCTACGAGTTGATCGATCCCTTCACCCTTGATCATACCCTCAGTCAGTTCAGAAATAATGCCCTTTTTTGTTTCTTCGGTCAGCCCTTTCACCAGACTGGCATTCCGCTCAATGAGTGCGTCTATTGCATCCTGATTCGGGGGATATAGATCTGATTACTTTCTGTCATACCCTGCCTGTTTCATCTGCAGATCTGCGTATGTCTGCCCCTGCTGCCACCATTGAGCCACTTGTTTCTTCAGCAGTTTTCGAGCGTCTTTCATCATGTCAGCCTGGTATTTGTCGATCTGTTTGCTGATCTCTGCCGGATTGTCATGATACTCGCGAATAATGACCAGGCACCCTCTGACGAACTTGTCATGGTGCCGTTTGAGGTCGGCTTCATACGAGCTGACCAGCCGGTTGGCCTGTGTCGGATCCCTGCGGGACTGTTTCGATCTCTTCGTCACCATATTGTGCCTCGTCTATTCCGAACTGTTCTCTTACCCATGCCTGAGGTAACACGCTAAACTGATCCAGCGGTGTCGCCTGCATAATCTGCGCAATCCACGCGGCTTTCGCGGCTTCGTCCTCGGGGGACACGTCTCTGAACTGGATCCAGACTGCTCCGGGTCTGCCGGTGATCCGGTCTATGAGTTGCCGGTTGTATGCTCTGGCCACACGCTGTTGAATAGTTCCAATCTTGTCCAGGAACGCGTTCATCCTGACGGTCGCCGTCGCTTCAGTGCTGCCTCTGCCAAGGCCCAACATTTCCTCAGGCACGCCCAGAGCACAGGCCACACGTTGCAACATAATGTTGCTGTATGTGTCTGCGTTCTGTATGCCGGACACGTCGAGCGGTTTGATGGCCACGTCGTGGTGAGTCACGTAGTCGGTCTTTGCATCCTGCTTCTCGATCTGTTTCTCAACGTCGTCGAGATCGGCAGACGTTGCCCGGTGCTCGTCTGACCCGATGGCCCACTGGTTCTTTGGCGTCCCGTGCCGGTGAATGGCTTTGGTGATGCTCTCAATCGTGTCACAGTCCCGGTTTACGTCGTCCTCTGCCCGGTCCATGAGAGACAGGCCGTACACCTGGCCGGGGACGTGGAACAGGCTGAACGAGAGGATCCGGTCTGGCTCAATTAAAATCTCTTCTTCAGTGAGCCCGGACTTCCCCGGCGTGTATTGTGAATACCCAGTAACTCTGCCGTATTCGTCGCAAATCTTTCCGAACGTTGACGGATCACGGCTCACAATACCCCACACGCCCTGACCGGTCCGGGTCGGTATGATCTCCTGGTATGCGTCGCCTGCCAGGACTGCAGACAGGATCCCGTCTGCGAAGATCTGATCCATGTCTACCCAGGGCTGATCGAACCATGCCTGTACCTGATCTTTCAGTCCGTCCGCCCCGTCCTCACATACCAACTCATAGCCGTTTGTGAGTGCGAATAATGCGTATGAGTCTATGGCGTCTGCAATAGGCCCGCCCCGTTCATACATTCGGATCCACCGCTGGATCTTCTTTCGTCTGCTGGCGTTGTCGTCTCTGCCGTTCCGTGCAAACGGGTTTTTCTCGTCTCTGCCCGGAACGACTTTGCTGATCGGGTCCGGGTCTTTTGCGAGTAGTCTAATTAGTCGTTTTCGTATGTTCACCATGTTCGGTTCGCTCCTCCTATGCGGAACCCGCCGAGGTTCTGATCTCTGCTGTGGCTGTGTATGGCATAACGTAAAGCGTCCATACAGTGACCCCTGAACTTCACCGGGTCCTCTAATACTCTGCCGGTCTTGTCAGTCCGGTACGAATACCCCCGGATCTCTGCAATCATGTTTTGACTGTCCCGGTGTATGTGCAGTTTGTGCCGTTTCACCGCATCAATACCGTCCTTCACGCTTTTGTCAGCCGGTTTTATGTTGAACCCGGCAGAGCGGATCTCATGAATCCTGGCCGGTTCGGCTGCATCTGCATAGATCAGGGCGTTTGACGGCAGGACCTCACGGAGAATAGAGATGAGATCGGCGTTTGTCAAGCCGGACTTATACAAGAGTTCCCGGGTGTAGATCTGCTGGTCCCGTTCAGTGACCTGGACCAGAGCAGACGGGTTATTGTAACCGAAATCAAGCCCGTAATATTGATCGCCTACCTTCGGGTAGTCGTCCACGATCTCATAGTTCCGGTAAATGACATTTTCAAGTACGCCTGGCTCACCCAGGGCGTATATTCTATAGTAATTCTGATCCTGGTTGATCAGGTTCTCCAGTTCGCTGATGTATTCCGGCGAAAGAAACCGTATATTGTCTTTGTATGTTGAATGATGGACGGCTGCATCTTCCCGCTGCCCCTGCACTACATCAGTAATCAGCCAGTGGTAGGCGTCGATCGGGTTGAACGTCAGGAACATCTGGTTTATACCGGCATCGTTCGCCCGTCTCATTCGCAGGTTGAGCTGAAGAAAGTCCTCTTTTGTGATCTCGGTTGCCTCTTCGACCCAGACATAGTTTGCCTCGTAAGACTTGATCTTTTCAGGGTCGTCCATGCCTTTAAACAGTATTTCGTTATTGTTGAACCGTGCGACAAGTTCAGATTTGTTCAGGTAGAACGGCACGCCCATTTGTGAAAGTATGTCAAGTATAAGCCGGTAAGCGGTTATACGGAGCGCTGGAAGGGTTTTACGAATGACTAATATTCTAGCGTTCGGTTGTGTAAGCAGCAGGTACACAATATGTTGGGCAGTCGCTACGCTCTTACCGCTGCCTGCACCGCCATAAACCGCCAGAAGCCGTTTATTCTGGTTGCTCTGAAAGAACTCGTGAAACGTTGCCAGCCGTTCTACCATCGACGATCTCAAACTTAACCGATAACTGCTCACCGTCTTTGCCTGTTAGTTCCTGCTTATCCCGCTGCCCCAAGTATTGTTTACCGAGCCAGATCTGCGAAGTAACATTACCGCCTTCGGCAGACTTCCATTGCATACGCCTCAGTGATGCCTTGCCTGCTTCAATCCCCTTTTTATGAATCCGCAAAAACTCTTTATCATGTTCCAATGTAGATAGGGATACTCCTAACACTTCAGCGATCTCTGACTGTGTACACATTATTCTAGCTAGTTTCTCACATGCAGCATAATCAATCTTAATACGGGGCCTTCCCCCAGGATGTTTCTTCTTTTCAGCCATTGTTATACTCTCATGTATGCGTCAGGGTGGGAATTGAACCCCCTTCTTTTTCACTTCACAACCTCACACCGTTTCCACGGCACTATAAGCGACAGATGCCTAATGTCGTTTCCTTCTCCAACCTTCACCCGGATGTGTGCCAGATTAGGACGGACGGTTGCCAGTTCTCCGGTCACACCGTCCGGCCAGAGTTTTGACAGCGGGGATCCAGGTTCTGGGATATACCGAATCATATGATCTGACCCCCCTTCATGAACCATAACACCAGGGCGACAATGACAGCTACCAGCACCGCCTGCAGTATGCCCCATATACGTTCCTCGTATGGTTTCGCTCCACATCGCTGCATTTCACTTTTTTCAAGTGCTTCCAGCCGGTTCCATGCCCGTTGCCAGTTCGACTCCTTCAGACAGTTGTGCTCAACCCCGACCAGACGGGTCTCGTGGTCTGAAAGAGTTTTTTTAATCTCTTCACGAAATAACCGCAATTCTTTGACCGCTTCGGTTAGCCGTGAGTTCAGGCTGGCTAGTTCTCCGGTGACCTGAGTAATAGCGACAGAGTTTTCTGCCATGCTCTCCATGAGCGTCACGAGAGTTTCCGGGTTAGAGGTTGGTG